AAACCTCCTGGATTAAATAATTCGGGAACTACCTTTGGACAAAAAAGTTCTGATGATGTTGGATATGGTTCCGCAACAGGTAGAGGAACAGTAATACTTCCAATGCCGCAGACTATTCAGGATAGTAACGGCGCAAGTTGGGGTGCCGGCAATATGGACCCTCTACAAACTGCGGCTCTGGGAGTAACAAAGGAAACAGTTACAAAGGGGATTGAGGGTGCAGTATCAGCTGCGGGAAATTTATTAAGTAACTTGAAATCAGCAGCACAAACTGCAACTGGTCAGAGTGCGGTTCAAACTTTTTTTGCAACAAAAGCAACAGAAGCACTACTTGGAGAGGGAAACTTTAATCAAAATCTTTCCAGAGAAACTGGTAGTGTTTTTAACTCAAATACAGAACTACTTTTTAATGGAATAGCACCACCTCGGGCATTTTCATTTTCATTTGATTTGGTTCCTCGTAGTGAACCAGAATCTAAAGTGATTAAAGATATTATTTTATTTTTTAAAAAAGAATCTGCGGCACAAAAGGGAGCAGAAACCGGAGGTGCTGCCGGATTATTTCTTAAATCACCAAGTGTATTCAAACTTCAATATATGAGTGGTGGAAAATCTCATCCATTTCTACATCAATTCAAGATATGTGCTCTAACTTCTATGTCCGTCAACTATACCGGTTCTGGAACTTATGCCACATATTCTGATGCCACCCCGGTTCATATGCAAATGGCATTATCATTTAATGAACTCACTCCAATCTACCGTGAGGATTATGTTGATAATAGCGGAAATAATAAGTCAACACTTACAGGAACAGGATTCTAATGTCTTACTTCAGAGAGCTTCCAAATTTAGAATATCAATCGTTCTTATCAAGTAGTTCAGGTTCTGATGAATACTTATTGGTAAAGAATGTATTTCGTAGAGTTAAACTTCGTGATGATTTAAAAAATGTTTTTACGATATTTAATAAGTATCAAATTAAGGACGGAGCAAGACCAGATACTGTTGCCGAAGAAGTTTATGGAAGTGCTCAATATGATTGGGTTGTATTGGTGAGTGCCGGTATTGTAAATATCAGAAATGAATGGCCTCTTTCAGATAGAGACATTTATCAATATGCCGAAGAAATATATGGTGATGATTTAAATGCCATTCATCATTATGAAACAATCGAAGTTAAGGATTCAAAAGGTCGTTTAATTCTTCCTACGGGTAAGGTTGTGGATTCTAATTTTACGATTCCAAATCCACAGATTATTACACAAACTTTAAATCCTGTTGTGGGTGTGAGTAATTATGAATATGAAACTCTAAAAAATACCCTAAAAAGAAGCATTTATCTTCTTAAGCCAGAATATCTTCAACAGGCTATTAATGATACAAGAAAAGCGATGACCTATGACAGATCATCGCAGTATGTAAGTGATAAGGTAATTCGCACCGAGAACACAAGAGTCACGATGCCTTGAAATTAGTTTTCTGCTAATTTTTGAAAGTAAGACATTGTATCATCCTCGTCTTCATCATCAACAACCGCAACGGGGCGGGATGGTTTCAGATTACTAAGTTCTGAACGAAGATCTTCGGTTAGAGAAGGTGCAGGACCACGATAGGTGTCCTCGTCCTCAACTTCCGAATCAACACGAACAGATTTGGCACCAAGAACCGAATCAAGACGCTTCTTCAATTCATCATAAGATTTGAACTGATCGGGAGCAACAAGTTCGGCAAGTGCATACTGCTTCTTCCAAACTGCTTCCATCGCATCATCATCCGACAATAGAGGACCAGGAGCGGCAAACTCGCTGGAATCATAGTTGCGATAGCCGGCAACATTCTTTGCCTTCAGTTTGAAGTTGGCACCCTGCCAGAAGTCAAATGGGTCCATAGGAGTCTCATCTTCAAACTCTGGTTGCATTGCTGCCGTGAGTTTGTCAAAGATTTTCTTACCGAACTTGTAAAGAAACACTCTACCTTCATTTTCAGGATTGGCAGGGTCCTTTACCACATAGATGTTTGAAATATAAGTCAGCTTACGCTTTTGCTTACGAGCAAGGTCCTTACCCGAATCTGTGCCGTTATTCCACAGTTGAGTATTATATTCGGATACTGGGTCTTTGTCTCCCAGAGTAGTCCTACTGTTTTCAATATACCAACCACCATTAGCCTGGAATGCGTGACTATAAAGTTTTACGAATGGTAGGTCTTCACCATCGGGAGCAGGAAGAAAGCGAATGACGGCATAACCATTGTTTGCCTTGTCGCATTCAAGTTTCCAGAAGCGTTCATCAGCAGAAGAATTACTAGAATTGTTCATCTTCTCGACTTCTTTTACCAGTTTAGCGGTGAGAGAACCAAGTTTAGATTGTTTTTTAAGATTTTCGAATGTCATAGATTTTTTAGATAGTTTGGATTTGTTAGATTGCTTGGATATTATAGCAAAAAATCACTCATTAGTCAATATACTTTTTGAGCGATTGAATTGTTTTTGTCATTGAACCGAAAAGCGAATTCATATCAGTCTCCGGTGGGAAACCCATCAAAGTAGCAGACTTTTTTAAACTCTCTTTAATCTTAATTGCCTCTGGGTCATCGGAGAGAGAAAGTCTGGTATACAT